CAAAATACATACACAAGAGCCGACGAAGATATACGAGCTAGTCCTACACCAGTTGGGCAAGCTCCTGAGCGTGTTGCTCCAGAAGAAGTCGTAGCAGCTAAGTTTTCACTTGAGTTTATTCTATAATAATTATTTTGGCGAGCCATTGTATTTTCCTCTATGCTTTAATGTTTTTGTCGGAGTTCATTTCGAAGCCTAGCTCAATACCCTTGAGCCTTAATTCTTCTTGTTTTATAGTCATTTCATGTTCTGCTTCTATTCGTTCAAGCTCTAGTCTGGCAGCTTTAATTTCAAGGTCTTTAGCTTTAACCTGAGCTTCCATCTGTGCGGCTTGAGCAATCATCATCTGAGCTTGGGCTTGGGCTTGCGCCAACTGTTCCTGTGCTGTTGGCCCTGTAGGCTCGGTAGGTGGTGAAGACACAAACTTGTCTACATTTTTGATTCCCATTTCATCTGCTATTTCACGCATTAAATTATATATATTATCCGGCTGGATAATACCTTGAGTCTGCTGTCCGACCTTTTCCATAAGCATAGCATAGTTACTAAGATTCTGAAGTCTGATATCTTGATCTCCATATCCAATACCAACTTCTATATCCACATCTAAATCTTCTCTCCAACTGGACGGATCAATGGTATAATAGACATTATTAAGCCTTACCAGTTTTTCCCTGTCTTCATATCTTTGAACAAGATTATAAATAGACTTGAACATATTGCGAACGCCTGAGTCTGCAAATATTCTGGCTATAAGCTCCAAGCGTCCTTGAGAATTAGTCAGAGCAGCATTGGCTGCTCCTTGAGTTACATGCGACTTAAGTACATCTGCTGATAATCCTTGGGTCTGGGGATTGACCCCTGTACGGCCTGCTTTAATATCTTCCCAATATTGCAACATTCTAAAGGCGTCTGGTTGCAAAGCAGGTGTTTGTATAGGCGTAAGAGCATTGGGAGAACGTGTTCTGACAATACCTCCGGGGCGATTTGTCAATAAGTCGTCTACGTTTACTTGTCCTTCCACTATTTGAAATCTGCCGTTATTTGCCAGATACATATTATCCAACAGATTTCTGGTTAGCGTTGATCTAATAAGCTGGATATCCTCCACTGTTTCTGCCACACTTAATCCATAGAACTTGTGAGGAATCGGTATAGGACAGACAGTGCTAAAAGGTATGTAGTCTATTGGTTCTAGGTCCAGTATTTCTGATCCAGAGTGACAGATTTTATGCAATACGCTTATGCCTGAACCATCCATGTCCAGTTTCATATATGATTCGCTTATCAATACCTCTGTTCCAGCTTCTGTGCTGGACTCAGAAGGAAATACTCCTGTTGCATCGTAAGAATGTCTAGCTATATATTCTTGGCTAGTTGTGATAGAGTCTGCTTCTGAAGTATATCCGGGTAGATTATCTACAAGTTTCTGGTCATAGCCCATCTTAATAAGATCACTTTTAGACTTATGTGATCTATGGCAGATAAACCTTGCATCTTCTAATGTCTTGGCTCCTCTGTTTATTAAAAACTCTTCAGGAGGTACATTTTCAATAGTTACCTTGCCACTGTTACTTGTTCTAGCAAATACTACATCATGGCTTGTTTCTTCAATTTCCTCCGCCTGTCCCGTCTGGGGATTAATCTCTTCGTGTATGGTGGAATATTCCTCGTGCTCTATTATCTCTAAATTATCGTCTTGTGACAGAACTGAAAATTCCTGCTCTGTAAGATTCTCATAACTTTCGCTAGTTGTTTTTTCTATCTCTTCCCAGTAGTGCTTAACGACTCCTACCTTTTGCATTAAAGCGTCGAGAAACATATTGTAAAGTATCATAAAGCCATTGTTCTGTTTATAGAACACATGGTTTATATACTTGGTAGCTTGCTCTGCAATATCTTCGTCTTCCGGTCCTTCCGGTACAAACCTTACAACACTATCTCCTCCTGTGAAGATACGCATAAGGCTGGGCATCATCCACATTAAAGTGTCTTGTACGTCTGTTATAACTACTTGGGATCGACCTTCTTCCTCATTTCCAAAAGGCTCACCATAGAAATACTCCATAGCTTTAGCCTGCTGGGAACTGATTTCCGAGTCTAAAAAATCAGAACTACTGTTGATTTCACCCTCTACTAGAGAGATGATTTCTCTATCGTCTAGTTCTCTGGCCATAAATCTTCTTTCAATTGCTTCCGAGAAAAGAAGAGGTGTTTATATGCTCTACAGAATATAAATTTTTTTCTCGTCCTGTATTTTCTTATTGAAAAAACGCGGCTTTTCTTTCTTGATAGGGGAGTTAACAGAGCGCGGTGAAGGTTTACTTTCAGTTTGCAGTTGCTTGGCCATGCGTTTTATAATTTCTTCTTCTTTTGTTGTTCTACGAAAAGACATAAAACTACCCCCTGCTAGTATTTCTTCGCACGTACCTTTTTTCCTTTGAGGTATTGTTCTTTCTCTGCTTTTCTGGCCTTAGCCGCCCTTATCTCTTTCGCAGCCATTCTTTTCTTTTTCAGGTTGGAAACCTTTTTCGAAGTAGCTTTCTCAGATTTAGTAAGTGCCATTACACTATCCCCATGTTAGAATACTTTATTTCTTTATCAAAACCGTACTTACGGTAAAGAGTCTTGGTCTTCATTTGCTCGCCAAAACGCTCTACGCTTAGTGCTCCGTAACGCAAGGCGCTTAAAAGATCGTCTTTGATTGGGACCACTTTACCATTTTTTCGATGATAGAGGCGCATTTCTTCAAGAGTTTCAATACAGGATTCAAAGATATGTAGACGACCAGTTTCCATACGTTGCAGAAGGATGCTAATACCCGCTTCCACAGAGTTATTTCCATTTAGTGCTCCCTCAACTGGTGGATTTCTAAAATGATCGGCCAGCATGTATACACCTAAATCTCTATATTGCTGAGCCAGTTGTATGCCTGATCCCTTATCGTGCTGTAGCCCATCGTGCGGAAAAGCTACAGGTATGCCGGGAGTTCTGGCATTTAAAGCTGCTGCGTGAGTTATAGGCGTTTCCTTACTTCTACGGTATTCGTCGTATATGTATATTATATCGTTGTCCGGGTCCAGAGCTACCCAGCTAATAGCTGTTGGGTGGTCAAAACCAAAGTCTATGCCTGCCAAGCGCGAGAAGTGTTCTGGTAAGTCAAACTCTTCGCACACCAGATCATCTTCCGAGACGGGGTAGATCAAACCAGACCCAA